TAACTTAGATGGTCTCTGGGGTGGCATTGATGGCACAATAGGAATATTGTGCATATTGAATTTTGAGACAAAGTTTAATAGGGTTTTCTTCTTGAAGTCCCAAGAGGCATATCCACCACCATTAGGTGTTTGAATATCACTTTCGAGTACACCATATACATCCGCACCTTCACAGTGGTCGAATATATTCTCTTCGGTGTTGACACCTATATCAGTATCTGCAAATAGGACTTTGTCGTATTGATCAAACATAGGATCGTAGATAACCCTAAGACATTCGAATAAGAGTGCAGTACTGTCTGTGGTGTCAATGAACTTTGTTTCGTCTGAGTAGTAGTAGTCCGCACCAATCTTGTCGGCATACCGTTCGAAAGAGTTTTTAGATACCTGTGCTACATCCTTGTATAATTGAGATCTATTATGCCCTTTGATTTCACCACGTTGATCGACTTCTGGTGTGATTACCATGTATTGAAAAATCGCATTTTTCATTATCTTCTCCATTTGTAGGTCTCCCGACTTTCTTGATTCGGGATCCTTTATTCATTTCATAATACGATTTATGTCGATTACGTTTCTTGTTTTCGTTGTCATGACGTGCGTACTTAGACACAGTCCTGTCCTCATCTAACTATAATGTTTGTTCAGTGTTTCCAGTTTATCTTCAAACTCAGCAATCTTACCAAGTTCCTGTTCGAAGTGCTCCATAATATCTGGGTGTTCTGCAACACCAACTTGATTATATAGCATAATCTCTAAGTTTACTTTATGGAGTTCGATCTTACCTTCTAAAGACTTCCTTGTCGCCTCTATGATCCTTTCATTTAAACTACGAGACATTTTCTAACCTAACCATTAATCGTTCTGCACGATTGGTCACTTGCTTATGCCAACGTGAATCCCTACCTTCAACTGCGGCGGTTGCCCAGTCACCATCTATCAATGCACTGTTCATCTTCTTGAACTTACTCAAACGAGTACGTCCCATGTTGAACATCATGTTAACCAAGATCTGCTGTACTTCGTCTGGAAATGCTTCAAATGTCCCTGTTTCGTATAGAGCACAACATTCAAGGATTGAGGTTTGGAGATCTTTTTCGAACACTTCCCAAACTCTATCTTCCGTAACTTCGAATCCAACTTCTTCCCCATACTCTGGGTCTGAAGAGATAACCAAGTGCCCAACCCCAAAGGTTGGTAAACCGAGGTGATCGTGGTACACTTCATACTTGACTCCTTCGTCAATTTTTAATTGTTCAAATACTGCTTCTTTATTCAATTCTATTCTCCTTTCAGATCCCAAAGTAGGATCTCGTTATATTTCGGGTTGGGATCCTGTGGATCATCCCATGTGTAATAAGGTTCACTTCTTAGAACCTCTTCCAATTTGTTCTGATCATTCCAACCAGATCTATTCTTGTAGTTTTTAAAACAAGGGAACGTAGTTAAAATCTGACCACCCTCGTTTAGACTTTCTATTATATTATCAATAGCGGTTGCGTCTAGCAACCCTTCAGCAAAAACACCACACAATACTATAAAATCATACTTCTGTGGTAATGGTTTCTTTACTATATCCAATATCGTTACAGACTTATAGTATGGTTTTGATAACTCACACATCCTCCATGATATGTCGTATCCATCCCAATCAGATCCACCGTGTTGTTTTGATAACAACCCAGAACCTATACCTATCTCTGCGACTGTCTTGCCTTCTAAACTAATATGTTTATTTATAAATTCACTTACGTGAGTAGGCAAACTCCAATTCCAAGATATCATATCCTCTTCGTATTTTGCCCATCTATTATATCGTTCTGCAATGAGATATGATAGATTAAATTGTTTTCTATCTGGATGTAACGACTTACCCAAGAGTAAGTCGCACGACTTACCCAACTATTCCTCTACTGACTAATTCGTTACGGATCTTCTGCCTTTTCTTAGGTGCTAAGTGTGCACTCTCAAGTTCTTTCTGCAACTCGTTAGTTGGTGTTGACTTCATAAAGAAGTGTTGTACTGTCTTCTTATTCGAACCCTTTGCTCGAATCGTCTGACTCTCTTTAAATTTAACTGGCATTAGTATTTTTCTCCTATCATGTCTTTGGTCATTATGTAATCACGAACAAAGTCGGATCGAACAATATCTGCCCAAGTGAATTCAACTGTGGTGAAGTTCTTCATCAGTTCGAGAATGCCCATGAATTTCATGATACCTCGTTTGTCTCCTTCTTTGACAAAGTCTGATTGATAATAATCTCCACAGAATATTATTTTACAGTTATGACCTACTCGTGTAATTATCGAGTCCAACTCGTGAAATGTCAAGTTCTGCATCTCATCTACAATAACCACAGCATCGTTGATAGTAGTACCACGAATGTGACTTGTAGATATAAATTGTATCTGACCGTTCTCACTTAGTTTAGAGTATGCTTCTTTATCTTCGAACAACTCTGTACATATAGAGACGTATGGTGCAGTGTATGCTTCCAACTTCTCTTCCAGTGAGCCTGGCAGAAATCCTATCTCCCTTGTAGGTACAATAGACCTACAGATAACAACTGATTCCATGTTGTTACTTTTATCAAGTACTTCTTCCAGTGCGAGATAGAGTGCACTGAATGTTTTACCTGTACCTGCGGATCCAGATAACACTAAGTGTGATCCAGATTTGTATGCTTCGAATACTATCTCTTGACCTTGAGTCATAGGATCAACGGTCACGAGATGTCCCGCATCTAATTTGCGAGGTTTTACTGGGTTTACTTTACGCATAGATTAAGTCTTAATAGTGTTGTTTTTGCCAGCGCCTGCTTTGATTCGTTTCAGATGGTCATTCCAATCTGATCCTGCAATCTGTCGTGCACTCTTGTGTCCCGAAGTTAATGCAGGTGCAACAGTATACACCCGTTTCATATTCGGATTGTCGTTTAGGTACTGATCGTACTCTGAGATTTTAAGCATCACATCGTGCACTTCATTGGTCTCATTATCTTTAAATTCATATATAGGCATAATTTATTTTCCGTTCCATACGACATCCCTCCGAAGAGGGATGAAGAGATATGGTCACCTTCCTTATTGAGTCATTTGTTGTTCAACAATGGTTTGATTTAAGTAGACCTGCTTCTTTGCTAATTTATAAGCAAGGTCTGCTTTACCTTTCTTTTTCATTCGCCGGATATAGAAATCTAATTCTTTACTATCCTGCTTCAACCGTTCCAATTGTTTTTCTGACATCAACACCTCTCTTTGTTAGTGGGTTTATTTAAGGGTTAAGGATCATATAGTTTTACTTCACTATTAGGGTGGGGAAAATCTCCTCTGTTAGTTTTTTGGTTAAGAATTTCACTGGTGGTTCTTTATTCACCATGGACAAAACAATGACCGCATCTTGGGGATGAATGCTCTCCAACATACGAATGAATATGTTCTCACGTTTATACTGTGGGACATCCGCACCACCTTTCACAAAGTACCCGAATTCTTTATGCTTCTTCAGCAGTGAACTTGGGGTGGACTCTGGAATGTTTGGTTTGTACGGGGGTTTTCCTTTGGGTAAAAGGAATTCAAGAGAGTCATCGAACGTGCCTCTCAAGATGTCTTTAAGTGCGGGTACGTTTTGGTATTTAAGCAATACCTCTTTCCTACCTGCTTTGTTCTTCTGTTTTTCGAACTCTTCTAAAATCTCGAAGACCTCTGGTTGCTTGGGTTCATAATTCATAATTTATTATTCCTTCTACTCTATTATATAGGGTTATTAAGTTCTTGATACGAGTACTTATATCAAAAATAATGTAAAAAAATCCCCTCCGAAGAGGGGACGAAAGGGGGATTATTCACTTAGGAATCATTACCAATTTTCGGTTTCTCCCCCCGAACTTTAAGCAGCGGCAAACAATTCAGTTGCCTTCTGCTTGTAATTCTCGACCACAGCACTGAAGTCTTTTGACTTACCAGTACAAACGTAAGGTTTGCTGTAAGAACCAATGTTGATGTCAACGTAGTGACTTCTGTGGAAGTAATCAGTCATTGGATCATCTTCACAATAGAAGTCTTC